AACTATCTTGGCAAGTTTTCTATCGGTGCCTTACGTACCAATGTAGATAAGGTCTTAGGCCGCCAAGGCGGTTTTCCTCAGGGCGTACCTCAAGATCTAAAAAATATGCGAGCTAATGCCGAAAAGGCAAAGATGGACAAAGAGGCTATTAAACGCCAAAAAGAAATATTAGCGTTACAGAAAAAAGCCGAGCTTGCTAAGAAAAATGAAATATCCCTTAGTAAAGCCGCTGAAACTTTTGATACTAACCGTATCTCTATTGCCGCAGCTCTTAAAGCTACATACGATAAAGATACTCGCCTACGCCTTGAGGCCCTTATGGCTATTGAGGATGAGGACGGCGCAAAGGCTCTAGATCGTATTAAGCAACTCGGATTACTTACAGAGGCTAACCAAACGGCAAAATTAAACGGCCTTAAGGGTATTACTGAGAAAGAGCTCGAGGGCCTTAATGCCGTACTCATGAAAGAGTTATCGGCTATCGAGGCTGCCAAAAATGCAAAACTAGCAGCTATCAACGCATCCGGGGCAGATCAAGCCTCAAAGGATGCAGCTAAGTTAAAGGCTATTGCCGATGCCGAAGCGGCAGAAGCCGCCGCTTTTGCCAAGTATAACGATGCGTTATCTAAGCAAGGCGGTCTAAACGATTTAGACTTTTACACAAAGAAAACTCAGATTACTACTCTTGAGGTTTTACGTTTAGCATCAATTAATAAAACTACCGCGGCACAAACTTTAGCCGATCAAATTGCATTAGCGGCCGGCATTAAAACCGTTGAGGAGATCGCGGCCAAGCGTAAAGCGGCTCAAGATGCGGATAATGCAGCGATGGCCGCCGAAGCTGCCGCTAGAAAAGCCGCCGAGGATAAAGCCTTTACCGATTATCTTGCAGCTCTTAAAACTAAAAACGATGCCGCCCTTGCGGCCGATGCTGATTTAACCGCAGCTAAGTTAGGTAGTATTGCTACCGTTGCAGCGGCTCAAGCTGCCGCCGATGCTGCAGCTTTATCAGGTGTAGCAGCTTTATCGGCTGCTATTAGATCTATACCGCCTTATCCAACTTACACTCCACCGCCTGAGGGTAAGATGCCGGGCTTACCTTATTTAGATGATGAGGGTAATTTTCCTGATCTTGGCACCGATCTCGGCGATTTAATCGATCCCCGTTTAGTAAATCCCGGAGGCAACGGTAATAATTACACCGTTACGGTAAACGCTGGAGCTATTGCCTCTCAAGATGAGTTTACGGCGTTACTACAAGATACGATCCAACGGCTTAACCGTAACGGTGATCCACTTACTACGGCGGGCATAGCATGACCGTACCCGTACTTAACGCGATTATTAACTTTTCTACGGGTCCCGCTTTTGCTCAAGCTATGATCCTAGATAGCGGTATTTTGGGTACTAACGTACTCGCAGACTCCGAGGCTCTTATCGTCGATGTATCTAACGTAGTCGATAGCGTTACAACAATGCGAGGCCGTAACCTACAGGCCGACGTTTTCCAAACAGGTACCTTAACGCTACGTATTGTAGATCAAAATGGAGACTTTAACCCTCAAAATCCTAATAGCCCTTATTTTGGATTACTTACTCCTATGCGTAAGGTAGCTATTACCGCTACGTATAACGGTACTGAGTGGCCTATGTTTAGCGGCTTTATTACTAGCTATACAACTACAACGCCTAAGATGGCTACGGATGTAGTTTATACAACTATTACCGCGGTAGACGGCTTTAGACTTTTCCAAAACAGTCAAATTACAAACGTTACCCTAGCCTCAGCTGGTGACTTACCCGGCGAGCGCGTAAACGCTATCCTCGACGAGATCGCTTGGCCTCCATCTCAGCGTGAGATCGAGTACGGCGATACTATCTTTCAGGCGGACCCGGGTACTTTACGTACCGCTTTAGCAGCTCTACAAACCGCCTCTATATCTGAGTATGGCGCTATTTATATGGATGCTCGCGGATCGGTAAATCTTAAGGATCGCGCCTTTTGTATCGAGTCTCAAACTATACCGCCGGTCGTGTTTAACGATGACGGTACCGAGATTACTTACTTTAATGCCGTATGGCGTTTAGATGATACGCAGGTATATAACTCGGCCTCTATTACAAAGATCGGCGGCACGGCTCAAATAGCCGAGGATCAAGCCTCTATCGATGAGTATTTTGTGCACTCATACACTCAGCAGAATTTAGTAATGGATACAAATCAAGCCGCGCTCGATTACGCTCGCGCTTACGTAGCAAGCCGTAAAGCTACTCGTACCCGCTGCGATGCTATCGAGCTAGACCTTTATACAGAAAACTATAACGATGGCATTATCGCGGCTCTTGATCTAGATTTTTTTGATCCGGTAGAGGTTACGACTAATCAGCCTGGTAATTCGACGTTACAACAAACTCTACAAGTGTTTGGCGTAATGCACCGCGTTAGCCCTAATAGCTGGAAAACGACATTTACAACTCAAGAGCCGATTATCGACGGCTTTATATTAAACTCAACACTATACGGAGTGCTCGATACCTCCGTATTAGCATACTAAGGAGCAGGTTATGGCAGCTGGACAAGGTTTTAAGACCTTTGTAACGGGTGAGGTGTTAACCGCCGGTGACGTAAACGGCTACCTCATGCAGGGTATTAACGTATTCGCTAACGCGACGGCTCGCGATGCGGCTATCACCGCACCGGCTGAGGGCCAATTCGCTTTTACTAAAGATAACAATTCGTTATGGTATTACGACGGTGCAGCTTGGGTGGCCTCAGGGGCAACCGGTGACATCGAGGGAGTAACGGCTGGTACTGGTTTAACCGGTGGAGGTACATCCGGGACCGTTACTCTGGCTATTGCAACTGCACAAGCCGATTTAATTATTAAAGGTTTCGAGGAGGATGTAAACGTCGTAGCATCCGCAGCTACAGGCACTATTAACTTTGATGTTACTACCGCATCCGTTTGGTATTACACAACAAACGCTACGGCTAATCATACGCTCAATTTTAGGTACTCAAGCGGTACTACCTTAAGCTCCGTATTGGACGTAGGCGATGCGATCACATTGGTTTGGATGAACACAAACGGAGCTACGGCTTATTATCCAAACGTAATACAAATTGACGGTACTACGGTAACTCCGAAAGTACCCGCAGCTATTACAAGTGGTAATGCCTCATCTATAGATGCTTACACTTTTACCATTATTAAAACAGCTGCTACTCCGACGTATACAGTTCTCGAAACACAAACGAAGTTCGCATAAGGGGGATTTGATGTCACCGATCATCTCAACATTAGCAAACGCATCAAGCAGAGGATTTATTTCAGGAGCTCTGAAGCCAGTAGTTACAGGTGGCACTTTGTCATCTGATGCAACTTACTATTACCGCAAATTTACTGCCAACGGAACTTTAGGTGTGACAGGAGCGCCATTAACCTGTGATTTCTTAATCATCGCAGGCGGAGGCGGCGGCGGTGGCGCATACATTGATGCAGGAGATGGTGCATTTAATGCAGCAGGCGGTGGCGGTGCAGGCGGCCTTAAAAACTTATCATCACAAACTGTTTCTACTTCCTTATCGGTCACTATTGGCGGAGGTGGCAGCGCTGGACTTTCGGGAAACGCTGGCGATACTGGCAGCAACTCATCTATAGGTGCAAATTCTGCAACAGGCGGCGGAGGCGGCGGCGCTGCTGGCGGAAATTCCAACGGAGGAAATGGTGGATCAGGCGGCGGTGGTAAAGGAACCCTTGGAGGCGTAGGAACAGGTGGCACAGGAACAAGCGGAGAGGGTAATAACGGAGGAACTGGTTACAATAGCGGCAGCAATCCAAATTACGCAGGCGGCGGTGGCGGCGGCGCAGGTGCAGCCGGACAAACAAGAACTTCAGGTTCCGTGGGCGGCAACGGCGGTAATGGTTCTTCAGCTTATTCATCGTGGGGTTCTGCAACTTCATCAGGTCAAAATATAAGTGGAACTTATTGGTACGCAGGCGGCGGTGGTGCATCAGGCGGTGGCTCAGACGGAACTGGTGGATCAGGCGGTGGTGGTACTGCAGCGGCAGGGTCAGCAAATACTGGCGGTGGTGGAGGTTCTACTAAAAATTCAACAAACGGCTACGCAGGCGGCTCCGGAATTGTGATTGTTCGCTATACAAAGGCACAGGTGGACTAATGAGTCATTGGGCAGAATTAGATGAAAACAATTACGTGCTAAGAGTAACCGTAGGTGATAACAATGATCCTAATGGCGATGAGGGTTATCAATGGTTAATTGATAATCTCGGCGGTCGATGGATACAGACAAGTTACAATTCTAATTTCAGAGGATGCTTTGCGGGTATTGGATATTATTACAATGCTGAAACAGATGAGTTTGAGGTGCCAAATGCTAACGAGCTATAACGGTTATCCGGCCTCTAAAGATCCTAAAGAGATCGGTATAAAGTCGTACTCAGTAGACGGTACGGCTTTAAGGCTAAGGTGCGCTAGTAGCGTGGGCCCGCTATTAGCCGCCTTTGCCGCCGAGTTTCATAAGTTAATTGAGCCTATTGACGGCGGGACATTGGACGATTGGGGCTACGCTTTTCGTATGGTCCGAGGATCTACTGATCGCCTATCGTGTCACTCAAGCGGCACCGCTATCGATCTAAACGCGACTAAACATCCACTAGGCAAGTACGACACTTTCCCGGCTGAAAAAGTACCGATGATCCGGGCACTAGCTAAAAAGTACGGGCTCAAGTGGGGCGGCGATTTTAAGAGCCGGCCGGATGATATGCATTTTGAGGTAAACGTAACTCCCGCTAAAGCAAAAGAATTAATTACAAAGTTAGGATTAGACGATGCCAACTAGCAGACAAGTAACAGTAACAACCTCGGCAACTATTTTAGTGCCCGAAAGTATCGGAGATCAGACGGCATTAATACACGCAACTAATGACGATTTATATATAGGCGGAGCTGATTTAACTACCGCTAATGGTTATCTTGTAGATCATAAAGATAAGTTAACTGTACCCGTCGGAGATCATCAAGCTTTATATGGTGTCGTAGCAAGCGGTACTACAACCGTATCGGTGTATTATCAAGTCAATTAAAGGGCATTACAGGAGAACACAATGAATAAAAAGCAATTAGAGGCAGCTGCTAAATCTTATGCACGTGCAGCGCTCGCCTCGGTAGCGGCTCTATATATGTCAGGGATTACAGATCCAAAAGTATTAGCTAACGCATTTATCGCCGGGCTCGTAGGTCCGTTACTCAAAGCGGTACAACCTAGCGAGAAGCAATACGGCATAGGCTCTAAATGATCCGGGCCCTGATAGGGGCGATAGTGGGGACTATTCTCCTATCGGGGTGCGGTTATGATGGATGGGTAAGATATGAGTGCCAAGAATACGAAAACTGGACAAAGCCTGAGTGCACTCCGCCACAATGCGAGGCTACGGGAGTCTGTACTAAGGACCTTATTACTGTCGATGAATAACCATAATAAGCGGCTTACGCCTGAGGACATCCACGCGCGATTAATCTTTTTAATTGGCGCGGTTTTAGCTTTAACCTTTTTTGTAATTACAGGCGGAGCCGTATATGCCCTTGTTTTTGTTACTCAACCCGTCGGAGCTCAAGCGCCTAATGATCGAGACTTTATACAACTGTTACAAACCTTGGCCATTTTTTTAACCGGTGCACTCGGCGGCGTATTAGCCGGTAATGGCTTAAAGTCTAAACCTAAAGAGCAGCCTAAGAGCGACACGCCAAGAGACACTACGCTTTGATTTGTGACAAAAAGCCCTCATACTGATACTACAAACGCTGAGAGGGCTACTCGGTTAGTAGCTTTATCGGCCTTAACAAAGGGCTAAGTATATGAATAGTGCAGATATATTAATCGCTGCTTTTGCAGCTTTTATCGGTTTTATGTTTATGGTGATCGGTTACTCGATTGGGTACCGACAAGGACACGGCGAGGGCTTTATCCGTGGTCGAGCTATCGCTCAAGCTCTGAAAGATAAGGAGCTAATCTAATGGGATTTTTAGATAACTACGAGGATGTAAATGCACGTATAAAGCGCTTTAGATCTGAGTTTCCATCCGGGCGATTAGTCGCATATATCGAAAGTTTTGATATTGAGAAAGGCACAATTCTCGTAAGAGCTGAGGCTTACCGCGAGTATGAGGATACGGTGCCTAGCGCCGTCGATTACGCTTTTGGTAACGTCGCAACTTATCCGCAAAATATGCGTAAGTGGATGGTAGAGGACACAATTACCTCAGCTTATGGCCGAGTCATAGGCCTATTAACTCCAAGTCTCGAGCATAACTCGAGGCCTACGGTGCAGGATATGGAAAAGGTAGAGACTTTACCTGCAAGCGCTGATCCATGGAGTACAAAGGCATCTATCGAGGATATGGCTACGATGGCGAGTGCCGTGCTAGAGATCGGTAAAGAGCTAGGCGGCGAGTTAGTACCTGCCGCTCCAAGATGTCCTCATGGCACGATGATATGGGCTGAGGGTACGGCCAAGGCAACGGGTAAGCCGTGGGCCGCTTACAAGTGCACCGAGAAAAACCGGGCTAATCAATGTAACCCATATTGGCAAGTGCTCGGATCAGATGGCAAGTGGAAGCCGCAGGTATAGAAATGGGCGAGCTAACTTTTATTAAAGGCGGACTAGCTACAACTATTCACGATGACGGATCGACAAGTACTACGCCGGTAGATAAGTGCGACTATTGCGGCGAGTGGGTTAGTCAATTAGGCGGCCTCACTATTCGAGACGTAGGCCTTGAGGTCGTAACGTGGTTGTGTGCAGAGTGTCGCGCCTAGCTAAAGTTATCCTCGATCGTACGCAGGAAATTACCGCTCATCAAAAAGGTTTAGAGCGAGCAATAGCCATAAATGCCGATCCGAGTGATACTAATCAATTTGGGCAGCAATTTACTAATTACCATGAGTTTATATGGCAAAAAGCGGAGGCTTGTGGAGCTGAGACGGCCGTAGCTAACTATTTTGGTGATTACTCTTTTATACCTAAGGTAAATACCTTTCATGATGAGGCAGATGTAGGCGCTAATGTCGAGGTTAAATGGACAAAACACGCGACGGGGCATCTCATCATACAAAATAGGCCAAACCCAAGGCCTAACGATGTAGCTATATTGGTTACCGGATGGAGCCCGGTCTACGTGCTTTTGGGATGGATGCCGGTGCATATGGCTATGGTGCCTAAGTATAAGCATCCTTATCAGAATAACTACTGGGTACCTCGATCTAATCTATTTGAGATGCAATATCTAAAGAGGTCAAACTATGGCGTATAAAACCAAGTGCCGGCTATGCGGCAAGATCACCGATCATATAGAGCGAGTAATCACCGATAACCTGCCACCTTACGTTAAATCGCTCCAATGCGTTAAATGCGGGGTAATGGGTATCGTCATGATGGAGGACGTTAAAGATGTTTAATAGTTATCCACATAAGTTATCCACATACGTTAATAACCTGTGGGACACGCTCAAGATCACGCTCAAGATTGACACGTATTTGACTAACCGATTACGCTCCATGCTAGCTGGCGAGCCGCTGAGGCGGATAGCTCGCGGGCTATGCTTGGTGCTATTGGCCGGGCTATTTGTATTTAGCAATACAACGTATGCAAGTGCGGTAAATACGCCAAGAGATAAAGAAAACTACAAACTCTACGCACATATAAAGCTATTAAATGCTAAGCAATATAGATGCTTAGAGATCCTATGGAATAAAGAAAGTAGATGGGATCCTCGAGCAGATAATCCTAAGAGCTCAGCATATGGAATACCGCAACTACTTAAACTTAAAGTACATGATCCATTTATGCAGATTGATCTAGGGCTTAAGTACATATCACATAAACACCGCACACCATGTAGAGCGTTAGAGTTCCATAATAAAAGGGGCTGGTATTGATGGTGCACGGTAGACATGATCCAAGGCTAAGCCGTAAGTACAAAGCACAAAGGCTCATAGTCCTAGCAAGGGATGGATATACCTGTACATATTGTGGCCAAGATGCCATGACGGTAGATCACATAGTAGCTATCAAAAATGGAGGAGATCCTATTAGCCTTGAGAATATGGTGGCCTGTTGTAAGCGCTGCAATAGCTCTAAGGGATCACGCTCACAAGGCGTTTTTTTAGCGCGGACGGCTAC